ATAAACTTAACGCCAGTAACCAATTTAGCTTTTGCTTCTTCTTGCTTGGCTGCTGTCTTGTATTTCTCAATAGTCTTAGTCATGTAGTCAATGTACTTCTGTACAAAGCCTTGTGCAAACTTTGTTGGATTATCCCAAGCACCGGCACGAACTGCATTGTTAACGTGTGCTTTAAGTTGTTGTACAAAGTCGCTGCCAATAACATCTGTGCCACGTTCTAGCCAACTAAATGTTTGCTGATCAATACTATTCATGTAATGATCTGCTTCGCTGATAGCACCCATAATGTCGTTACTTTCTTCAGCAGTTAGCGTAACTGTACCACTTAGGTCTTGAATACGTGCATCGCGATGCCATACTGCTGGATTAGCGCCTAGCTGACTGCTATCAAAACCAAATGTAGCTTTAGTATCTGCTAGTGTAGGACCACCTGGATATTCTGTGTGCCATACAATACCCATCTGTGATGAGAGAATTTGTTTGGCTAAATTACTGCTTGTAGGTACAGCATACGTAATTGTGTTAGGTGTGAATACTACGTATTCTTCGCCATCGATTGTAGCGGTTTTAAGATCGTCACGTGTATACAGCATGTCGCCTTGTACTACTGTATTCCATTTTAGCTTGCTGAGATTCTTAAGTGCAACAATTAGTTTATCCTGTAAGCCTTCTGCCGGGTGATTCCTTTTAATGTCTGCTACAGTAAAGTTTAGTTTTGGATTCTGTGCAAATACGCCCTTAGTGCCGACAAAGAACTTACCGCTTTGTGGGTCACGACCAGCAACGATAGCAGGAGCACCGTCCCACTTAGTGGTCATGCTTACTGCACCTTTGCTGTGGCCTTCTAGCATTTCGTGTAAGCTATATAGATAGTTAATTGCTTCTTTAGCACCGGCAAAGCCTTTGTTGAAGATGTTATCTTCAAGATGCTCAAGGTGAGTGTTCTTGCCTTCAGCTTCTACTAGCAGGCTCTCGCTAATAATTTGTGTAACGAGTGGTTTGGAGATTTCTACAAATTTCATTTTAGATACCTGCTAGTTTTCTTAATTGAATTAATGAAGTGTCCTCAACAACATAATGTTTAACGCCTTCGACATCGATCACCGATTCAACTAAATCTAAATCACCAAAAGATAGATTTAATTCTTCTAGTAGTGCATTAATGAATAGCATTTGTATAGATTCCATTGTTTGTCCTGCTTGTAGTCTTTGCAATGCTACATTTGCAAACTTTGGATCTAACCCGGCACGCTTTAAAATAACTTTCATGCTATCACTAGCATTGTCCCATTCTGGTGTGCCTTTTCTGTCAGCCATGAAGTTAACTAGCTCTTTTGTAAGTGCAACTTTGTTTGCACCTGGTTTATTTAATTCTGCGGCAACGCCTTTTACGTAATTGTTAAGGCTTTGTACTGCTGGGTTTCCTGCTTGTTTAGGTGCAGGTGCCGCTTGCTGTGCCGGTGTGGGAGCATCAGGCTGTCCACCGCCGTCAGCATCTTGTGCAGGTTGACCTTTTGGTGCAATAATTTTACTAGCGGCGCGGCCTAACATACTACCTAGTGTACCCATGCCTTTGGCCAGCATACCAGCTTTTGGATCAATGCCTTGGCCAAATGGCGCCATTTTATCAAGTCCAAGTTTTTGACTTAGCTTCTGTAGCATGCCTGGCTGTATTGGATCGCCGCTGGGATCGCGGCCATATTGTAGCATCAGCTGATTTTTTGCCATGCCCGCTGCTGGTACACCACTAGGCATAACCCAGCCTTTGTTAGCATCATACTTATAGGTTATGTTACCTACTTTGCCTGTTGCACCAGGCTTTAGTTCTTTTGGTGGGGCTAGTTCGTCAAGTCTCATTGTCTTCTCGCTGGCTCTCTTTGATGAGTTTTTTAATGCCGCGAGAAAACTTTGATGCATCTCTACTACGAATGCTATTAATTAGACGGTTAGACAGATCTTTAGCTGTATCGTCATCGTAATATTTTTCCATTTGCTCAAGCAAATTGATAGCACTGTTGATTACATGCTCAGCACGATTTTCAACTACGTGATTACGATCACGGTCTATAGAGATTTGATTAAGCTCTTCTAGAATACTGCGACTTTTACGCACTAAAGTCTCCCATTAGGCATTGTTAGTAGTATTTATCACTTCTTCTGTTTTAAGAAGCTCATCAATTGTAGGCTTTCGTTAATGGTGTTTTGAGCAGCCGGTTCCTCTGCCTTGATACTACCACTACGCTTCAGCTGGTCCAGCAAGCCTGCGCTGGTAACAGTTTGTGCGTCCTCTTCGCCTTCTTCTAAGTCCTCAATTCTCAGTGTGTCGGGATTAAATTTAAGGTCTACTTTACTGCCTACACCACTACTACTACGTGTTTTCATAAACTGAATTTGATAACGTCCGCGCTCACGCATAGCGTTACTAGTGAAGATACCCACTACGTTATCTGCTGTATTAATCTTACTAATACCACCTGCGATGTGGCTGTGGTCAAACTCAATCTCTTCTACAGCCGCACGGTTTAACTGCGATGCTGTCACCAATAACATATTACGCTCTACTGCCAAGTTACGCAACTCTTCTGACACATACTTGTCCTTAACGAACAAGTTCTCTGCACTGATCTTTGCCGCAATTGGCATCATGAGATCCAAGTAGTCTACCAGTAGTGCATCTACCTTAACACCACTTTGGATTTCATACTCACGCAAGAATGCACGAATGTCGTTGGCATTAACGCCGCTGGGCATTTGCTTAACACGGAACTTACCTGCGCCTTTGCCCTTCATACGAACCTTAAGGTCAACATCATCAACGTTTCGCATAATTTCGCGAGCAGCATAGCCACTTACCATACTGTCTAATCGCATACTGATAAGCTGTTCACTAAGTTCTAGACTAATGTAAACAACATTAAGTCCTGCTAGACTCCAGTTAACACCAAAGTTTTGTAAGAACAAACTTTTACCTGCACCCGATCCGCCAGCAAATACTGTAATCTCACCGCGGTTAAGTCCGCCATATAGCTTTTGATCGATGGCTTTCCAGCCTGTGCTTAATGCACCCGCTTGCTTCTTGATCCATTCTAGTCGTTCTTTTGGATTAGCAAAATAATCTAACCCCAAGTCCTTAACTAGTCCAGTTTGTACAGCGGCTTTGATCTTGTTCTCAACTTCTCCGTAGTTCTTCTTTTCTAGTAAGTCAGTGCTTTCAATAATTGCTTTTTCCAACGCCTTGTGTCTGCAAAAAGTTTCAAACTCATCCATAAACCAGTTCTGATGTTCTGGCGTTACATTTTCAATTGGCGTTAGCTCAATGCCACCTACTGCATTAATTTGATCAATGGTAGGAATACTGTTATAGTTTGTGCTGTGGCTTACAAGAAGGTCTACTGTGCTCTTAAACTTCCGATTAAAGAATTCACTCTTAACAATATTTTGACAGCGAGCAAAAAGGTCCGGATCGCTGACTAAAAATCGCAAGAACAGCTCTTGCACTTCTTCTGTGTATTCTTTCACATCGCTCATAGATATTTTCTCTTCCGTAGTTCGTTTAATATGTATAGGTAAACTTTGTAGTGTCCAGTTTTATTTGGGTGATTATCAGCTGGCGGATCTTGCCTATCTGCATCTTCAATCATTTGGCTTATAGGTAAGTCTGTAAATGCATGAAATGGTAACATATTATATGTTTCCAATAGCACTGCATCTGCACTGGTTTTTGGATTGTTGTCTGCATCTGTACTTAGTACCGAATTCAGTATTATTTCAGGAAAGCAACTAATACCCGACATAAATGTAAACACATGCGGTATCCTTTTCATCTCTAAATAATTGTGCAACACTATAATGTGTCTAAAGTATTCGATGACAATTTCTTTTTTGTTTAATAGTAGATTTCTATAGGAAAAATACTTGTGTGCGCTTTCTCGAATAACATCGAACGGTACATCAACATTGTTATAATATTGATCATCTAGTACATATTGATCGTTGAGCATGCTCACATAAATGTTGTTGTTTCTATCATGGAATTCAAATCTTGTTACAGGGTCTGTAAATTGTATTACTGCGGTCCAGTCCTTTGAATCTTCACGATTAAAAAACGTCATTGCACGTCTAAGAACTCGATGATTACTGCCGCCTACCCATGCCTCGTTAACAAAATTGCCATCAAAATGTTTTGATAGATGATCGCTCCATGTCCACGTAGGACGATGGCTTTTAATAATGTCTTTGTTATCTTCAATTGCGTGGCCGTAAGTAAAGCTACAACCGCTAACATATAGGTTCATAGCATATTAGCCTTTACTTTAATTTTAACACTGTTGGATGTAGCATGTTTGATAATACT